ACCTTTTTTGCATGACTTCTTAAATCAGCATTAGTGTTAGCTAAATTGATTACAACTGTTGCTCTGCCTGTATCTACTCTTATTCTTTCAGAATCAGATGTTCTTGTGATGTAAGCGTTCCAAATGTAATCACCATTTGAATAATTAGCTGTAGTTGTAGATGCTACTTCAACAAAATAGGTATCATCAGCTTCGGTTGCTGTGATAGCAAATTTATGTGAACCACCACCACCTGAATCTTCGTGGAATTCATAAGTAAGTGCATAAGCAGATGTGGGATAAGTGTCAGCTAAATCATCTCTTCGCCACAATAACCTATCGCCCACTACGATAGTGTCAGGTTCTTGTGTTGGATAATTGGTTCTGTCAAATGCGTTGGACATACTTTAAATACAAAAATTTCTTCTAAAAAGATAGAATTAAAAAGCATTTTATCATTAAAAGATAAATAAAATTAATTTAATTTATTTGCAAATAATAGTTGTAAATCTCTGTGCATTTGCTATAGTTATCATATTAATTATGGAGAAAATTATGAAACAATTTCAACAAGGCGAGAAAAGAATTTTTCTCAACATAAAAGGAAACCCTTTGGGAAGTGCATGGCACTTACACCTACACTTAGGTTTAAATTCTGATGGTTATAAAACTGTAAAAGGTTTGAAAACTGCTTTAACTACTATGAGAAAAAGCAATTGGTTTTGGATGGAACGTGCATATAGTTCTGAAGGTTATTTTGAGTCACAATATGATGGAGATATAAACCTTTGCTTACATCCTGAATTTGCTAATGTTGAGTTAGTAAAATTATCTCACAAGGCTTTTCTATATGATGGCGGTTATAACAAGTCCTTCAATCCATCAGAAGAAGGTGCTTTTGTCCTTAACGAAAATCTTTACTAGATTTTTTTAATTTAAGAAAGCCACCTACTTAGGTGGCTTTTTTTTTACCAATCATTTACCCAAGTATTTCTTCTTCTGCGATTGATTAGATTCTTTCTTTTCTCTTGTTTTGGTTGTGCTTCTTGCGATTCGCTTTTGGTTTTAATTTTATTAAGATTCGGAGAAAGAATATAAAATCCTGCCAAAGCATAAACAAAACAATCTAATGCTTCATTCCTTTCTCTTGTTTGTTTCCAAACCAATTTCTTTTGTCCACGATGAAACTTAATTATTCTTTTCTCTGCTGTTAGTTGTTTAAAATATTCTTCATCAACTGTACTTGGGAAATGGATATATCCAGCTTCATCTTCTTCTGCAACATTTAACCAACTAAACAAAGTATCTTTTGCAGTATCAGTTCCAATTGGATAAAGACTTACTCTTTGTCTGCCTGATTGTGTTGGTCTATTAGCAATTGGTTTCCCACTTATGCTTTGACCTTTGACAGCAAATACCCTTCTGCCCTGTCTTGGTTTTACAAAACCATAAACACTTTGTGTTGCATAACCTGAATCAATACAAGTAATTGCTATTTTTAATTTATGATTATTTTCTTTTGTAAATGATGATAATAAATATTCATCTAATTCTTTCCATACTTCCAATTGGTTAGGATCACCCCAAAAGATTTTGTATTCAATTACATATACTTGATTATCTGCTGACCAACCTACAACTTGTGCTTCTAATCGATCTGATTGGCAGTCAATGCCACAAGTAAGCACAACGACATTTTCAGGTATAGTTTCATGGTCGTAGTTTTCTCTACGATTCAATAAACTATCTGATTCTATTTCTTCGCCTTTTTCTGTAAAACATTCTCCTAATGATGTATTTACCCAAACTCGTAACTGTTCAGGATTATTCTTAGCAATCAAAAATGATTCAACAACTTCTTTCCATGTTCGCCACGATGAATATAATTCGTTTAAATGAAAACCAGCAACATTACTTTTGTTGCCTTCTTGAATCCATTTGCCATTTTGCATCATGTAAGGTTTATCAGATTCATCAATAAGAACTCCACAACTCTTACAAACATAATTTACATTTTTTAAATCTTCATCCCATTTGATGTTTGCCCATTCTAAATGTTGATAAGTTTTACAATGCGGACAAGGCACGTGGTACTTTCTTTGGTCTGATGTATTCCAAGCATCTTGAATTCTACTCATGCCATCAATGGTTGGTGTTGATGTAAGTACGATTTTACGATTCCAAAAGGTAGACGTTCTCTTTCTCGCTAAATCAACAGGATCACCTTCAGGCGTTGGTTGGTATCTATCAACCTCGTCTAATAAAACAATCCTACATGGTCTTGATGATAACGATGCTGGTGAGTTACTTCCTGAGATAACTACAAAACCACCACCAAATGATTTGGATAATATGGTGTTGCCACTATCTCTGCTTTTGGAATCTTTTACTTTTCCTCTAAGGGCATCAGAAGCAGTAATCATTTTAGATAATCTTTGTGTTGAAAAGGCTCTTGCCATTTCTAGTGTTGGCATAACTACCAACATTGGTGCTGGATCATGGGCAATATGATAGCCAAGTATATTTAGAAGTATTTCTGTCTTGCCAACTTGAGCAGATGACATGATGACAATGCTTTCAATATCTCTATCATTGAGTGTGTCCATGATGCCACGCTGATATTCAGCACGACTTGTTTTCCATTGACCAGCTTCCGCACTAGATTCGGATGTTAAGACTCTATGATTGTCTGCCCATTCAGAAACTTTAAGTTTCTTTGGTGGCTTGAACGTCTGTATCGACTGATTCCAAATTATTCTCAGAGTTTTTTGGAAGTCCTGTGTTTGCGAGTTCATTTAGTGCTTCATGTACTTCGGTTGTAATTAAATCTTCTACTTCAGCATAGGATTTAAGACCTAAGACCTGATGTGTAACCTTTGCTGGTATATTTAATAGCTTTGAACGACAATTTGCAATTAAGTTCTGCCAAGTATCAATGACATCATCAGAATGTACTAACTTGCTTGATAAAACTGCAACTTCTATCTCTTTATGATCTGCTTGATTCTTAGTAAGTCTTAATTTCTCTTCATTTATGTCATTTGGCACATCTTTGAGATGTAATCTTGCTCTTTCTCTTAGATATTGTATGTACGCTTTACGACAAGCATCCATGTCCATACCACCACGACCAATGCCTTTTGGTAGTATGCCTTGTGATACTAAATTAGAAACATACTGTTTTGTTAAGCCTAAATGTTCGCCAACTTCCTTTTGATTCGCCATGTCTTATTTTTTAAACCTCATTACCCCAAGCATCCCAACCATCAAATTTTTGTCTTGCAAATAATTCTATTCTTGGTAAATCGCCACAAAGCTCTACAATTCTTTCTCTAATTTCATCAGGTTTTCTTGAGTGCTCTCTAATTTGACTTACACATAATTCTCTTATACTTGCACTTTGTCTTTTTATTTTGCCCTTTGTAGCTAATAAACAAATTTCAGGATTGCTTCTAGTCCAATTTCCGCCTCCAAAATGATAATTATTTTTTGTTGTAGTCTTTACCCAATTAAAAGCTACTGTTTTATAAGTAAATCCCCATTCTTCAATACAATTTAAAGATAAAGGTAATTTAGAATTTAAAACCCATAAAAACAAAATACAATTGTCATCTGCTATTTCAGATATTGGCAATTGCAAAATGTCTTGATCTTGCATTGTTGTATAAAGTCTTTTTTTTGCGTTTTCACTTAAACCTTTTCTATTAGAAAAATTGAAAGACCAAGCTGGGTCAGCATAAATAATATTGTATTTCTTATCTGGAAATGGAATCATACACCTAATCTACGCCTTTTGTGCTTATTCATGCTAGAAGTCTTGAGTTTTCGCCTACCAATGCTGGTTTTTTTGTATTTATGCTTTACTTCGTTATAGTTTGTTTCTTTTTTTACTTTTGCCATTTTTTATCTTAAATAAACTCAATACTTGTAAGCTGTGACTAAAAAAATTATGCGCGTCAAAACACCAATGAGAGAGAAAAAACATTCGGCACTCAGGGACCGAACCCGGGTCGTCTGGGCACAAGTCCAACACTCTAACGACTGAGCTACACGAACCTTCGCTTCAGGATTTTGGAGAATGCGTGGATCAATTTTAAAACAAATTTCATATTTAGAAGTTTTGAGGGCGTCTCTATCGAATGAAATA